TGAGTCGAAATAGCTGGTATTATCATTCAACTGCTCCCGGATCTTTATATGTTCCAATTACGAATCCCGGCCTAGAACACTCTGCACCGTTTTTGTCATACCTACAGTGTATAACTGCTCTTCGATATGATGACACATAGTTTTATCCGTTCCGGGCCAATTCGTTTTATAAAAGTGGCAAAGTTTTTCACACTTAAAATTCTTTCTATCTCTTGATACTGGTCGAGGACTTTGATTGATTGTAATCTCTTTAAACATTTTTTCAAGTGTCTTAAGGAAATTTTTATCATCATCTTCATCAAATGCAAGAGTGAAAGGTCCGCCATCTCTACAAAAGAATATTGTCATCAATGCATAGCGATGCTGTGGATATAGTTTACTCACCGCATAATGATATAGTAGTAATTGCATATCTTGCATTAACTTCGCATAATCTTTCTTTTCTCCGGTCGCCCAGTCAAGCCTTTGTCCCGTCTTCCAGTCGATTACCTCAATTGTACCATCCGGAAGTTCAGTGACAAGATCAATTGTGCCTTTTATGGCAAGATTTCCTGAAATTTCTTTTCCATCTGGCCCAATGAAATTAAATTTAGCCCAAGGTTCTTTAATTGGAATATCAAAGTGAGGTTCCGTATCAACAACTTTACGATTACGTGGATCAAATTGTCCATTATTGTAGGCCAAAGTATCCCATACCATTTTATAACAGAACTCATAATCCTTTTGATTGAATTCATTATGTGTACAATGTTCTTTATAATAGTCGAAACTTCTGCCAAGAATATAATTTACAAACTCATCAGTGAACAACTGTTCTTCGGTAAAAGAAAAATCACCCAGAGGTTCTTGGGTGACTTTCATTTTTCCTCTTTTATTAAACTGTGTCCTCTTTTTGCATATTGCTAATGTTTCAAATACAGCGTGAGTTATTGTTCCAAGGTCCGCTTTGCGACCACTAGGAGATTGCCACCCCAATACGTATGTTAGAAAATATTGCATCTGACAATATTTCCAATTATTTAAACTGGAGCTTCTAAAATACGTTGTAATCATTTGATTGACATTGTGCTTGGCTTTTTAGACGGTTTAATTCCAGCAGGTAACTCCACTTTATTCTCAAACCATTTCCATTCATCAAGAATTTCAAGAAGTCTTTTGCACGAATCTTCAATATTAAGATTTTGAGTGTCTATGACTGCATCAAAACCTTCATAGTTATCAAGATCAAGTTCACTAACGTGATTATCTACGCCACCCACACATCTTGTTAATCTAATAACTTTTCCACCTGCATTTTGAATTGCTTTAATTTCATTTTCAAATCTAGCATCAGAAACAACCGCTAAATTTGGCTTCTCGGCTTCAATATCTTTAATCATTCTATCAGTCCAAATATCAGGATATATTTTACGACAAATATCTGTGCCAAAATATTGCATAAATTCTCTACCAGTTAAAAAGCCAGTTTTTCCTTTGACTTTTGTTGGCATATCTTCCCACTTATATTTTGTTAAAGCATTTTTTTGTTCGTCCGTTCCATATACATTTTCACGAGGAATGTCAAAAAGTCCTATCCCCACTTCTTTTAGGGCAGTTGCAAAAGCATAATGTTTAACAAACGGCCAGATATTATCCATTGCCCAAACTGCAAATTCAATATCCAGTCTAGTAATATCAATCTGACCTTTACCCTTAGAAATTTTTCCACTCTCTTCGCGAACACTTGTTTCAATCACAAGTTCTCCAGTATCTGCAATTTCAAATGAGTCAATCAAATTATATGACTTAAGTTGATAACCATGAATAAAATTACATAGAGTATTCTTGCCTGATTGTTTCTTACCGGAAAAAGCTAAAATTTGAGTCATTAAAATAATCCTTGTATTTGTGGTTTAAGTTCAGTTTCAATATCTTCAATTGACATATCGCCAATGTCTTTTTTAGATATTTTTGGTGTAAAGTAGTTAAATCGCCTACCTCCACGTTCAATAATACCTTTTGCTGCTTTCTGACCTGCTTCATCATTATCAGTTAATATAACAACATTCATAACTCCTAATTGCTCTAATGAGATTAATTGATCTTCACTTAGGTCTGCACCAAAAATTCCAACACAATTTTTAATACCGGCCTCATATAATCTCCAAACATCACCTTGACCTTCAACAAGAACAATTGTAGAAGTTTTTTGTATATATGGTTTTGTTATCCATATACCATATAAATAAAAGGATTTTTTAAATCCCTTACTGTTCATCCATTTATATTTTTTATTATCCTCATCTAGTGTTCTGCCAACGCATCCGATATAGTTTGAATCCTCATCGTAAACGGGAACAACAGCTCTGTTGTACATTTGCCTATTAGGATTATAGCATTCTCCTACATCAAAAGCCACCAAAGTTTCTGGCAGATATCCTCTTTTTATATAATATTGAGATGGTATTTGAAGCGACTCTATTACTTTATCTCTTGATACATTTAAAATAATTTTTTCAGGTTTTCTCGTAAGAATTTCAATCATCTTGTTATTGTTATAAATGCTTTCGGGTATTTTTTCTTCTTGAATATCAATCAATTTTTTATTTAAGAATGATAAACAATAGTTGATAGCAGAATAAAATGATACTTCCTTACCTTGCTTATTTGATAAAACTCCACGAACAAAACCTATAATGTTTTTACCATGATCTTTTTCACATGAATGCGTCCAGCAAACCCAATTTCCCTTGGATTTAGTTCCGTCTATAAAGATACAAGCACCTTCAATGTTATCGCCACCATGAACTGGACATGGAAATGAAATTCTATTTTCAAATTCTACATATTCAATTTTTAAACTTTCAAGTAAGGCTGGTAATTTATCTAATAACTCATTTGATATCGAAAATATCTTCTCCCGACTGATTTTCTCGTTCTTCAAATGGGGATTGTTCATCTGTAGCGACATTGTTTGCTGCTCCGCTCTTTAGCTCATTTCTAGTAAACCACTCTTTTAACTTCGCAGTTGCGCCATTCATTTTTACATTTATATAATCGCCTTGTTCCAACCCAGATCCGTGACGATTTTTTAAGAATACAATCTTACGATTTCCGTGTTGATCACCATCATCTGCGATTTCCTCGTCGCTTTTTACTTGAAATTTTGCTACAGTAGTTGCAAGCCATTGCAATCTATCGGATTGAGCAATTTCTTCTTCTCTATTCAATTGAACAAAAGATAAACAGGGAACATCGTATTTAATACAAAAATCATTCATCTTGGTAATTTGAAATCCAAGAGCTTGATATTCTTGCATTGCAGCAGATAATCCAGCACTGCTCATCAGTTTAAAATAATCATAAATTATTAAACAATCTTTTGTTTTGCCATTTTCGTCAACTCCAACATATTGATGAATCCACTTTTTCATAATATTTAAGATATTATCAAAAGGTTGACCAGCAATTGATATATAGTAATACGGAATATTTTTCAAGTGCTGTGCTGCTCTTTTAACGCTCTCTTTTGCCATAAAATTATTTGCAAATTTACCCTTGGCAATGTCATTAATTTTTGTACCACTGATGTTTGCTAACATACGATTTCTTTGGTCGCCAATGTCCATTTCAGTGTCAAGATAAAGAACGGGTATGTTTAACTTGCCCGAAACATACAATGCCACATTTGTAGAAATTACGCTTTTACCAACGCCAGTTCTCGCACCAATTAAACATATGGATTTTCTTCTGATACCTCCACCGATAGCTTCGTCAAAGCGACTGAGGCCAGTTGGGATACCAAGATAATCGACAGGATTGTCAATAAGATATTGTACATATTCATCTATTTTTTCTCCTACTAGCATAGTTCCATTACTATGCTCTTTATAAGCCGCAGATGTTATTTCAATTATAGGATTCTCTACGAGTCCAATAATCTCTTCAATTCCTTCATCCCCAGTAATTTTATTTAGAGATTTATCGCAGCTTGCTATAGTTTTTTTCATATCTCTAGCAAGTTTTAATTTAGCAAGTTTGGCTGCAAAAGCAGGAACATTGTCTTTGTTAATCGGAAAATTAAATAAGCTCCTAATAAAGCTCATTTCAGTATTTTTATTAATTAATTCAAATACGCCTAATTTTTGAGCAGTTGAAAAAATTGTAAGATACTCAATCTTCTGATTACATGAAACAATGTCCTGCAAGCAACTAAATATTACTTGATTTAACTCATGGGAAAAGTGGTCAGGCTCAATAAAATCAAGCTCGACATAAATTTCCAAGCCGAACTGGCAAATGCCTGCAAGTACGGCTCGTTCTACAGGTAAATTACTCAATTCAGCTTGGCTCATTTCACTTCACTCCATAAATTCTCTTAATAAATCCCGGCAATTTATCTAGCTCTGCTTTAAATGCAGATTGAAAAGAATTAACCAAATCTTTAATATTCTTTTCTGCTTCATAAGCAATTTGCAATGTTTCTTTCACCGTTGCCTT